AGACCAAGAGCATCCACACCAATGTTGGCAACCTATTGCACCTGAAGCAGAACGACCTGGTATTTTTTGCCCTTCTCATTGGCCGTAACGAAAAGGCCGCCAAGCTGTTATTGGGAGATATACAGATGCACCTGGAGAGCAATGAGCGCATTATCAAGGATTTTGGTATGCAGATGAACTACGGCAATTGGGCGGATGGCTATTTTGAGACCAACGACAACCGTAATTTTTTAGGCCTAGGACTTAACCAGCCCTTCAGGGGACTAAGGGTAGGACAGTACCGCCCGGACTTTGCCAGTGTGGATGACTGTGAGGATAGAAAGGAGGCCAAGAACAAAGAACTTATCCAGGAGAAGACCGAAAAGATTACGGGCGATCTAAAAAAGGCCTTTCACCTGCACCGTGGACGGCTCATTGTCCCCAACAACTATATTGTAAAAGGTGGATTGAATGATTCTATCCTGGAGAAGTACAAGGGCAACAAGCACTTGCACCTGTCCACCATTAACCTGCGCAATAAGGATGGTTCCCCTTCCTGGGACGAACGCTATACCCAACAAATGGTAGAGGATATAGATGCCGATACGGACTACTACACCAGCCAAAGGGAGGACTATAACAATCCTATTGAGGAGGGCAAACTGTTTAAGCGGGAATGGATCCGGTTCCGTAAGGTACCGCCCAATACACACTGGAGTGCCTTTATAGGCTTTTGGGATTTAAGTTACAAGGCCTCCGGGGATTATAAGGCCTATTGGCTGTTGGGCGTAACCAAACAGCAAATAATTGCGCTGGATGTCTTTTGCCGTAAGTGCGAGCTTACAGAGGCCATTAACTGGCATTATGACAAGGCTATAGAACGTGGTAAAAAAGGTATGGCCGCACTGGAGTATTTTGATGCTACTGCGGCACAAGAGGTAGTATTTCTACCCATATTTCAACAAGAGGCACAGCGCAGGGGCTTTTTTCAGATTCCTATGAGCGATGTTGCTCCGGGTGTGGACAAACATTTACGTATAGAGGCCACGCTTACCAGTGTGCTATTTAATGGTACCCTGGTCTTTGCAGATTACTTGGAGGGCACCCCGGATATGGATGCCGCCCTGGAACAAATACTGAGCTTTGAAAAAGGCACCAAGGGAGCGGACGATAGCCCGGATGCTTTGGAGAGCGGGGTAAGAAAGGCACAGCTCTATTTTACCGCCGATCTGGCCGGATGGGGAAAGCCCCTTATCCATAAACATAAAAGGGGAGGATTCTAGGGAATAATGCCCATTTATTAATAAGTATGAAAAAAGAACTACATAACGCCTTTGCCGCCAAACTGGACAGTAATGCCCAGGTGAAATGGGCGGACATGTGGAAGAACCAGGTAACCAAAGCGCGCAACAAATACCCGTTCAATTATCCCGCCACGTTTGTATCCATTAGGAGCGTTCCCTGGCAGGACATGACCTTTAACGTAAAGGAAGGTACCGCCACCGTGGATGTTTACGTCTTCTTTGACAAATATGGGGATACTTTTGAGGGTGCCAGTGACAAGGCCAACAGCCTTTTAATGTTGGACCTCTTGGATACCTTGGCCAATGATCTGCATTGGCTTACCGGGGACAGTTTTGGAGAGACTACCCAGATAGGGGAGGAAGACCTAACGGATAGGTACGACCGTCCCGCACATCGTTTAACCTTTCAATGCCAGGTTGGCAAGAGAATAACACCTACCGTCCATGTTTCTAACTAAAGCAGAACTTAAGAGCGCGGCAGTCCCCGAAGTGGTGGACAGGGCCATTAACCAGGATGATGAGATCGTGGATATTATCATTGATGAAAGCATTGCCGAAATGGCCAGTTACCTCAATGGCCGTTTTGATGCAGAGGCCATTTTTGCCGCTGTTGATGGCGACCGTAACGGTGTAGTGTTAAAACACCTGAAGAAAATAGTGGTAGACGAGATCTACCGGCGTAAGACAGGGGAAATGAACGAGACCACCGGCAAAGGTTATGATGAGGCTATGTACTGGTTAAAGGAAGTGGCCAGGGGAACTATTCCCGCTGGTGATCTGCCACCAAAGGAAAGTACCGAGTCCGGGGATGGCTTTATTAAGTTTGGGGGCAATACCAGATTTAACAGTATATACTAATGCGGGACCAGGACGATTTTTTAAGGGATATAGAAAGGCAGACCAATGAGCTGGCAGAATTTCTGGAGACAGATCTCCTGGACATTATAGAAGTGGAGGGCCTAAACCATTTTGAGGAGTCCTTTGATAACGAAGGTTTCACAGATGAGGGTCTCGAAAAGTGGGAGCCCAGGAAGACCACCGATACCCGTGGCAGGGATATTACCCGCTACCGTACCAACAGGGTTGGCAAGGCTGGAGAGCTTAACCGCTACGGAAGAAAGAACCAAGGCCGTAAGATCATGACCGGCCATGATAGTGGGGGCAACAAATTGCGCAATAGCCTGCGGGCAGATAAGGTAAATGATGGTGTGGAATTCCATACGGACAAGGAATACGCCGAAAGGCATAACGAGGGTCTGGACGGTATGCCCAAACGCCAGTTTATGGGGCCATCCAAACAACTGGATGGCAAAATAGTAAATAAAATTGATGACCAATTGGACAAAATCTTTAAAGGATGATAGAAATATTAGACCACACCGGAAAGCCTTTTGTTAAGGCCAAGAACAATCTGGAGCTGGCACGCAAGAGCCAAAGCATGATGCTGGATTTTGTAAAGATGCACCACTCCGTATTTAGGAGAGAACTAGACCACTGGAAGGTAGCTAGGATGGAACGCCTAAACCAAGAGGCTCCGTACACCTATTTGTTGCAGGATCTTTACAAAGATGCCATGCTGGATACCCATTTATCCTCCATTGTGGAAAACAGGGTATTGCGGATGACCAACAAACGCTTCGTTATCCAGGATAAAAAAGGGGTGGCCAATTATGACAAATCGGACTTTTTAGAAACCAAATGGTTCACGGACTGCGTGCGCTATGCCATAGAGAGCTTTGCCTATGAGTATTCCCTTATCCATGCCATTAAGGGCGAGGATGGTAAGATTAAGAACATGAACCTGGTACCACGGGAGCATGTAAATCCGGACAGGCGTTTGGTGGTAAAAGGGGTCTATGACAATCAAGGCCTTTTGTTCGATAAGTTTCCCAACGATCTTTTGTTTGCCAAATTGTATGATGGTTATGGATTGCTTGAAAAGGCCGCACCAATGACTATCCTTAAAAGGCATTCATGGGCTTCCTGGGACGAGTTTGAACAAATCTTTGGTATGCCCATCCGTATTGCCAAATTGGGCACCATAAACGAGGAGGTAAAGGCAGAGGTGGCGCAATGGCTTAAAGAAATGGGGACCGCTAGTTATGGGGTATTTCCACAGTTTGCGGATATAGAGATCAAGGAGGCCAATAACCGCGATGCCTTTAACGTCTTTATGAAAAAGATAGAGACTGTGGACAGCCAGCTCTCTATCCTGGTCAATGGCCAGACCATGACCACCGAGAACGGTTCCTCCAGGTCTCAGGCAGAGGTGCACGAACGTACCCAGGACGAGATTACCCATGCAGACCTGCGTAATGTGGTAAACTGGTTGAACGATAACCTGGTACCATTGCTTAGAAACTGCGGTTATGACATTGGCCCGGACGAGTGGATAGGAGTAGAACAGGTAACGGATCCCGAACAAAAAATTAAGATAGATGCCGAACTCATGCGAAACGGCTACAGGCTTAAAAAGGAATACCTGGAGAAAACCTACGGCGTGGAGCTGGAGGATGCACCGGAACCGATAGTTCCCCCTACCAACGATCCATCCAAAAAACAGGATCCCGAAAAAAAAAAGTAGATAACCTACTGGAGCTTTATTATCGCAGTCATTGCTGTGGGGAGGTAAACCTTTCCGGTGGCAATGGTATTGATGCCGGCATTATACGCAAGTTGCTGGAGGAGATCTACAGCAACGGCAATCCCAACAAAAAAGAATTGTTCCGGGCAACGGCCTACCGTCTCATCTATGGCGTTACCGAGGGCTATGGAAAAGATTTTCCAAAGCTGAAGTACAACAGCCCGGATTTTGATATGCTCAACAGGCTCACCTACAATGCCGGTACCTTTTCCGCATTTAAGAACCATGACCAGATCAGGGAGACCGTAAAACTCCTGAAGGACTCCGATGGCAACCTGCGGAGCAAGGAAGATTTTATTAAGGATGCCAAAAAGCTGAACGATACCTACAACAAAAGATATTTGGGCGTGGAGTATGACCAGGCAGTGACCAGTGGCCGTATGGCTAAAAAGTGGGAAGATGCCAAGCGTACCCAGAACACCTATCCCAATCTAACCTATATAGCCGTAATGGATGATCGTACTAGGCCATTGCACCGCAAGTGGCACGGGATTACCCTGCCCATAGATCATAAGTTCTGGGACACCCATTACCCGCCCAACGATTGGGCCTGTAGGTGTACCATCCGCAGAACGGACAAAGCTGCGGACGATAAGGGTCTAAATGTTACGGACATGCCCGCCCTGCCCAAGCAGTTCAATATTAATGTGGGCAAGGATGGTAAAGTGTACGAGGACAGCCACCCCTATTTTAAGGCCCCGGATTATAACAAGGTAGCGGCTTATGCCAAAACCGCCCTGTTGCGGTACCAGACCCAAACCTATTATCCGGTATTGAAAGGTTCTTTAAAGGGCGTTTATACTTCGGATATTGGCAAGGTGGCTATAAACAGTACCAGTATAGAAAAGTCCTTGAGCCAACCTCATAAAAATGGGTACCTTAAGAACAACTTGGTTCAAAAGCTACCGGAACTTATAAAGGATGCCATTTATATAGGCAGTGCGGCCAGTACCAAAAGCCCCCATTGGAGATACTTCCATTACCTAAGGGTTACGGATTTTGAGGATATGATCCTGGTCTTCAGGGAAGATTTTAAGGGAGAGCTATACCACTACACCATAGTGGAAAAGATAAAATCCTAAAGGTAGAGCCTTGAGGCCGCACAGGGCAACAGGAATACCAATAGGATTTTTAGAGGTTATAAAGATACTAAAATAATGCCATTTGTGCGCTGGGGTCGCTAAAATTGTTACCGTAGGTACCTTCGTCGTTAAATATGGCACTTACGGTGCGGGTACTAAGGTAGAACTCGTTGGCAATCTTCTCCAGTATTGCACCGTGCCGCCACTCCTTGTTTTTTTCGGATAGTTCCCTGTAACGTTTCTTAACGTTGGCGTTACGGAGTTCCAAAAGGTTACGGTGTCTTGCCATGAACACAAATATAGTTTAATCTGCCAAATTGTCAAAATTCTGCCAATAGTCTGTTTATCTTATCCAAACCGTTCAAGGCATTGCGCTGTTTATCATCATTGGCAGAATGGTGCTCAAGAAACTCGCTGTAATATTTTTTTGCCATGGCCAAAGCCTCTTTTTGTTCCTCCACCGGTAAATACCCCCTAAACTTAATACCGTTGTTACCGGTGTCCCGGGTCTTATATTCCGTACCCATTCTATAGTAGGTATTTCCCAACATTAAGGCCAATGGAGCCTTTCTGTTCTTAAGGTTGTACAGCTCGTCCCCGATTACCGCACATTCCTTTACCTCTTCCAAAAAGGCCATTCTCTCTATCTTGGCATATTTATCCAAAAAATCCTGTCCAAGGGCCAATGTATCTTGCTGGGCAGAACAAAGGCCCGAGATCATTAAAATTAGTAGTATGAGGTTTTTCATTTGTAAGGTTTGATTAATTTTAAATCTATTATTTGATAGTTTGTATCTCCGTGTATTGGCATATCTACATGAAAAACGACTACGTAATTGTCAAAAGAAGGATACACCGGACATCCGAACATTTCTGTTTTACCTTCTTCATATTCCAATGGACTACTTCGGTAAATTTGATCGTATTTTTGAGCCAACTCGACTACATATTTAGGAATATTAATTCTTATCCCATCCTCAGATAGTTTTTGCTGATGGATTTTATGAATTGCTTGCCTGATCATAAAGAAGAGCTCTTCAAACTCTTCTTTATGCCATTGTGCTATAACTGCATAGTTTTTCATAGAAGCTAATTTACAAACTTATTTTGTCTTTTGGCACCATGAGTACCCCGCCTTTTTTAACGTGGTGCCTGGTGGCCTCCATGGCGTTCTTTAGGTCTTCCTGGGTGTACTGTGGCCAATGCCGGTCATAATATGCCGCCACCTCCTTTTTGTACATGCGCCACTCTTTATTGTTCTTAGGGGCAAAGGCCACTAGGTCGTGCTCCAGATCTTGGGGCACCTGGTACATATGGCTCACCGCCCTACCGTGGCAGTGCACACATTCTATGAACATGGGCGTTACTCCCTTGTCCCTGTGCTTTACCACGGTATTGGGACAGCCACCTCCACAGGTATAGGCATTCACCTTTGGTTGGTCCTTTACTTTCATTTCTTTTATTCCTTCGGTATTTTTCATTATTTCTCGTATTTAAGACCTTTTAACATTCTTAGGCACATGGCCGCTGTTTGGATGAGTTCCTTTTTTACTTCCTCAATGTTGCCTTTTTCATACACAACCTGGAGGGAGGCCCTGGTTGCTTCTCCAGACTCTTCGTTTACGATCGCAATTTGGTGCAATATGTCCGATGGCCATTCCGGATGTTTTTTACAGGCCTTTTTATATTCTTTCACAATGTCTCCTAAGAGGTTTACTTCTATTTGTCCAAAATCACTCATTTTGCTTATACTTTAGATTATTAACTATTTTGCTTATTACATATGTGATTGAATCTCATGGATGGCCAAATCAGGATCCTGATGGGCATTACCCACTATTACACATACATCATGAAAACCCCCCAAAGGAGTATCATTTTCTTGAGTTTCCGATATCATAAATGTATCTGTGTCGTAAACTACTTTTGACCTAAATTTTTTTCTTTCGAGACCCACAGCCTGGCTAGTGTAGTACCTCTCCTCTGAAAATTCAACAATGTCGTTTTCATAAATTTTGCGGCCTTTAGAGTCTCTGAGTCCTGTATATTGGTCAATCTTAAGAATGTGCCATTGTATTTCACCTTTTTGTTTTTCAATATCCTTAAGATCAAAGAATTGAAATCTTTTGACTATTGTATTCCAAGCTCTAAATTTTAAATCTCTCATATTGATCGTATTATAAATCTCTGCCACAGTCCAGGCAACTCTTGTAATGACCAAATACATCGCTCCAATGTTGGGTCTGGTTAATGTGTTCACATTCCACAGCCTCCTCCTTTTCAGATGCGATGGGGAACTTTCTAAGCTCTTGAATGCTATGGAAAAACGGCATTTGAAACCCCTCTGCAATCTTGGCCTCCAGCTGCGCTCCTGGACTGTCTTTCCAATCGTGGCAAAAGAATATGGCATCACAGTCCATTAGGGCGGTAATGCACTTTTGCATTGCCGGTCTCCAGGGCGTTTTAAAGTCGTTCACCACTTCTAATGGGTTAACGGCTATAAAGCCCAATTCTCTTATCTGTACTTGGGCGGTACCAAACTTCATGGTACATTCCGCAATAGGTTCTCCGGTAACCTTGCCTGCTATGTATATTTTTTTCATTGTACGGTTTAAAAAAGCCCTACCCATTGGATAGGGCTTTTGGTTGTTACTTACTTTTTTCTATTACCGGCCAAGACCATTGACCTTCTTTTTTGCCCTCTTCCACTTTTGAAGCGTATAGGGTTTCTGGGCCGTCACAAAAAACCTTTAGGTTTACGGTTTTCTTTTCCACCGCCACTATAATGGCGGGGACTTGTTTTTGTGGCGTAGAGCCGCGCCCTGCTATTTGTTGTTGCTCTTTTTCCGTGGGGGTGTACACCACGATTCTTCCAATTGTTGGATCCATAATTATAAATTGATTTAGATTAATACTCGGTTTAGTCCAGGACTATCCAGTCCGTTGCCAGAACGTCCTCTGGCAGGAAGGCATAACCTCTTATTTTATTATATTCTACCTGGGCTATTTGGTTTATATAAAGGATTCCCTTGACGTTAGGGTTGTGGTTAAATAGCCGCTCAAAATGTTCTTTTACTGATTGGGGAAGACTCTGCATGTTGGGTACTATGCTTTTATCAACAACGGCAGGTACCTGCTGGAAAATAAAAGTGTTTCTGGGCCAAGATGTCCTGTAGACTCTTTTTCCATCTCTAATCGCATCAACCGCGTGTTCAAATTTTACTGTTTTCATTGTAGTGTATTTAGATTAATACTCGTTATTTATGGAACTTGCTTTTATGATTGCGCGGATCGGCCAACTTTACAGGAGCTGATACAATTCTACCCGCCGATCTTAATATGGCCTCTGTGGGAAAAACAAAGTTTGAATCATCTACAAACAATACTTCGTGTCCCATTTCTTGAATTACTGAAATAAGATTTTTCATGATCTTCTTTTCGTCTGGAGCTCCAATTATTATTACTTTCATCTACTTATAATATTTTTTTACACTTGCCCTGGTCCTGTCCACTCTTGCGCCCTGGGCATCCGGGAGGGCAATAGTGTTTTTCATGCGTTCTGCAATGTCCATGGTGTCATTGTTCTTGTGGGTAAGGCTATCATTAATACTGGTCTGTATGGCGACCTTGGTGCGCCGTTCCCGGTATTCCTTTATATGACTTAGAATTTTGTTGGGCGTAAGCTTACCATACTGTGTACTTTCCGTTAATTCCTTGCAGCATACAACTAGGTCCTCTAGCTTAAGGTTACTAAGCTCATAATCTGCCAAAAGTTTTGTTACCACCCCCTCTGCCTGGTCCTGGGAGATGGGCGCATCAAAATAAAGGCTTGCGCCTATAAAGAGCTTGGCAATGGCGGGTATCATCTTATCCTCTCCCTGGTCTTTGGTCCACCTCCAAATAGTGGGTGTCTGGGCGTTCATGGCATAGGCCATAGTAATACCGCCATAGTGACGGGTTACTTGGCTGTCCTTATATTGAGACGCTGTTATCAGCGCCACCAGTTCCGGCTTGGTTTGCTTTTTTAACGGCATTTAAAAGAGGGTTTAAACGTGAGTTAATATATTTTAGATCGGTATTCTCCTGGTGAAACTTGTCCAGCTTGTGCCAGTTAAGGAGCAGGATCTCAAAAAGCTCCAGCCCTTCCACTTCATTGCCTCCCACTTTGGTGAGATAGGTCTTTATCTGGTTCAGGGCCTTGCCGTCCATGCCTGTAAACTTGGGCGGATACCCCATAAACTTTTCATAGAAGCCATGCCAGGCACCAACATATTGTTGGTAGGTACTGGCCTGTTTTTCTATTTTGGTATAGGAGATAGTCGGGTATTTTTCCCTGTAGGATTCCATTTCATCCTCGGTGGCCGGTATAACCGTTCCAAGGTTCCAGGTCTGTCCTGGGGCAAACTTCTTTCCGGACAATACTTCCAGCCTAAAGAACTTTCCATTCTTATAGCTGATCTTTAGGGTGCGCCCTGTTGTTGGGCTATGTATGGTATAATGTGTCATGAGCATTCTGTTCTAATATTAAATAGCTTACCGCATTCCAGGCACTTGTGTGCCAATTTCTCACAGGTAACGCTTCCTCCTAATACCACAATGGTCTTGTAGCGGTGGGGGCAGGAGAGCTGCTTGGCGTTGTTGGATTTAGGTTGCGGCTTCATTTATATTTTTTGGTTACCATACCCTCCAGGGCGGCAATGATCTTACTGGTCTCCTCCTTGTCCATTTTTTTCAAGGGTTTTTGTACCGGTGACTTATCGCTCTGTAGCCATGCCCCTAACCTTTCCATGTCGGCATAACTGCGACCTGTCTTGTGGTTAATGGTTTCCCAACCGTTTTGGCGGCATAGGCTAAGGATGTATTTGTGCTGGCTATTGGCAGCATCAAAGAAGCCCCAAAACCTTGGCGTTTTCTTTAGTTCGTTATAGGCTTTATAATCGAAGCTCATCCTAACCGATCATTGTGGTTAATACCTCTATCAACATTGCAGCACAGATAATGGCTACCAGGTAAACGGATAGGTATCCGTATTTCAAAACTTGTTTTTCCAGTGTTCTCATTCTTCAATATTTAATTGGGCATTGAGCCCGTGGTTAAATCCTTTTTCGTAGGCCGTTTTTTCGTTTTCCTTTACCATGGCCTCTATATCGTCCAGAAACTTTATAAGATGTCCCACACTTGCCGCACGAATGCCATAGGCACTCATAAGAGTACTAATGTTGTGCACGGTGTTCTGGTTGTGGATATCCTTGTTCATTGTCTTGTTAAAAAAGCCCGTCTTTCCGGGCCGTCATTCTTTCTGCTCTTTGGCGGGTAATGTGTTGTGCCCGGTAACCTCCCGCCGTTTATCCTATGTCCTCCAAATACTGCACCTTCACTCCCACAAAGGCCTTAGGGAAGAGGCATGGCCTTAAAGAGCAGCTTTTTGCCCGAAGAAATCCGAGTCTGTGTCCGGTTACCGCCCTCGCTTAAGCTCTTTATCCTTTACTTTCCCTGGAGGAGATGTGCAAAGTATATGGCTCCTGTTTTCACCTTTTACCCATACGGCACCTTGGGCTTTGCGCTGTGCTTCCAGCATTTTGGCAGCCTTTAAGGCCTCCTTTGCCTGCCTACGGTAGTAGGTGCCGTTATTCTCTATGTCTTTCCTTTCCGTGGCCATTAGATAAGATGGTTTTGTTTTAAAAAGCTGTTAAGGCTAGAGGTCTCACTGGGGCCAAGCTCTGACTGTGCCACCCAATTATTGTTCATGTCCCGTAGCACCAATTTGCCATTGACCCATATTTTGTCCTCACTGGTCTGCGTTATCTCTATGGCCATCATTGTCCTTTATAAATAAGTTCGTACACTATGGAGTCCTGGTGGCGCATTAGTTTGCCCATATGCATCTTAAAGCTTGGCGTGGTAGCCTTTACTCCACTCTTTATCTTCTTGCATAGGGAACTGGAGTTGAAACCCAAACTTGTTTTAGTATGGTTATCTTTGAGGGTCATACCAGAAGATGCAATTCCAAAATACCAGTGTCCGGAGTTTTTGGCATCCTGAAGGAACCTAAGTTTGGTACCTGCTTTTAGGTTTAGCTCCTCAGTTAACTTTTTGGACAATGAGACAAGCCCTGACTTTCCAAAATTGATATGTTTGGATTCGCGCGTTGTTCCTTCAGCCTTAAATTCTATGAGGTCCATATTACAAGCTGCTGAAGTTTAACAATAGGTTTTCCCATTTACCACTGGAGCCACGGGTCTTAAACTCGTACCCAAATCCTTTAAGGTGGTTGCTGTAGCTCTCCTTTATAAGCTTAAGCCCTTCTTTCCAACGGGGATCACCAAATTTCTCCTCGTGCTGCAAAAGGTTCATGACACGACCGTATTCCATATCGCCATTTTCGTTCCTCTCCAGGAAGCTCATTAGAATGTCGTACATCTTCAGGTCTCTCTTTTTTATGGCATCGCCCAAAAAGTCCTTTATCAGTTCCACGGCCTTGGTGCTGCGTTCGTCCCAATGTGGTTCCGTATCCCTGCGGCGGGTAACCCTTAGGACACCGTCCGAATCCGTAATGCTAAAGCCGCCTTTGCTCTTCCCTGGCATTTTGCCGTAATTGGCCAAGGCTTCCGCTTGTTCCTCCATTACCTGGTGGCACAGGCTTTTAAATTGTGCCAATTGGGTCTGTAGGGTAATGGCCTGCTGTACTATTTCATTTACAACAATATTGCGCTGGTACTCGTACTCCTTTTTCTTCTTTTCTTCCTGGAGCAGTTGGGCCTTTTTCTTTTTGGCCAAAATAGCCTCGATCTCTTCGGGGGTCATGTCCTCTATGGACTTTGCTGTGCTTGTTTCTGTGTTCATCGGATTTTTGTTTAATTACTTAATTTGCTGTTGTACAATAGGCCCAAGAGCCTTTTATGGTATTGGCACACACCGTTGTAAAATTCATGGTGCCTATTGCTCCTGATCCATTTATCCAGACCTTTGGAGCGGGTCAATAGTTCTTTTCTGTCCATAGGATCAATTATTTTGGTATTGCTTTTCATAATGTTCCCTGTCCCACTGGCTGCTCTGGGCAAGGGTGGTAATCTGTTGTATCTTGCTCTCCAGGATAACCGGCACCTTGTACCTTGGCTCCCTAACATGTCCTGGGTTTAGGGCATCGTCCTCCAAGACCCTGAGCCATGCGGCCCGTTCCTGGTTAAGGCAAATGCGCTGGCTGTCCGTCAACAATCTATTGTTCTGTATGCTCCAGGCTATGCAGTCCCGCAACACTTCAATTCTATTCCAAATTTGTTCCCTGTTCATTCTTAATTGTGGTTAACCCCAAGGTTTTGGTTCTTGGCTTTGATGATCAATGGTTTGCTGTAGTACAATTGTATTTTGTGCACGCTTTTTATGTAGAGCAAATAGGCATCCGCCTTTTTGGTGGTGGCCATGTACGGCCCTATCTCTTCCATAAATGCCAGTTCGTATTTGGTGTACTGCTCCCGCCACCAGGCAAATAGGGCAGCGTTGGCGGTGAGGCTCTGTAGTTCCCTATTGCCGAAACTGTTGGTACCGCACCAGTTAAAATATTGCTGGAATATGATGTTCTCATACTCGCTTGGGGAGACTTGCAATGCTGTTAATAGATTTTCCATAGTGTTGGGTTTTACTCGTTAATTACTTCCATTCCATGATAAAGCATGGCCTTTTCCTCATTGATCGTCAATACACCTCCGGGACACCTGCCGCTTACAAAACAGGCCAGGCCCTTTACCCTTACGATAACTTTTGCCATTTTCTTGGCAAGTTTGGCGGTGGCCGTGTAGGGCTCGTTCTTGTCCTCATGGGCCACATGCACAAATAAGGTCTTGGGATGTCTCTGGGAAAGCTTCCTAAGGATGCCGTATTTAAGCTCGTCCTGGTAAAAGGTGATATTGTCAATGAACACGATTCTTGGTGCGCCCCTTTTATTTAGTTTCTCCTCCAGTTCCTCTAAGGGCGTATATTCCAAGAACTGTAGGTTGTTGTTGTCGGCATCTAACTGTGCCCTGGCGCAGGTCTCTACAAAATCTTTTCCAATGCCCTCCTCTGCGCTTATGTAGAGGGTCTTGGCGAACTGGCTCAGGTATTCTGCCAATTTTAGACAGAACCACGTTTTACCGTTCTTTTCCTCGCCATAGATTATCCATACTCCACAGGTTTCCGGGGTTCCCATGACTTCTTGCCATAGCCCGCTAAATTTGAATGTGCTAAACTTCTTTGCATAGAGATTCTTTAGATTTAATGATCTGCTCATCGTTCATATTCCGAATTATAGTGTCCACGTTGCGTAGGGTTTTATTCTCTTTAATGCACTTGGTTATTATTTTTGGGACTTTGTTCAATTCGGCAATGTTTACGCTGGCCACATCTCCTATAAGCTGCCGTAGGTAGTGCTGCCTATCTTCATGGCCGTAGGGTACCAGATGTATAAATTCTTCGGAGAATCTACTGAACACCGCCGCGTAGCCTATTTTTTTACTGTTAATGCCCTTTTTTATCTTGCTCTCCAGGGAATCGTCCCCTATCATGTACCAGCCACAATTGTTCTCGGTACCGTTCCATAGTTCGTGCACCTCCAAAAAGGCGGGATAGTCCAAGTAACCGGCATCATCCAAGGTTATAATGGGATTTTCAAGGACGTTTAAATAGTATTTAAGATTGGCCTTTACATCCACATACCTACCGGCATGATCTATACCCACCGTCTTGGCAAGGCCACGGATAAAGCTTTGCCTGGTCTTGCCCTGGGAACAATCAAAATAAAAAGCGTTCTTAAGGGTCTTGGTAACCCGTTGCGAGCTGTAGGTCTTGCCTATGCCGCAGATATCTATTAGTATCATGCCCTTACTGTAGCGTTGGCAGAACTTAATATTGTCCTCAATTTGCGTGTAAACGTCCGTGCGGGCCGTTTTCCATGTATTTTCTCTTGGGTTTACCTGAAGTTCCCGCCCAAGGCGTATCCATTCTGCATCACTTACAATACGGTCTATTTCACCGTTTTTAAGCCTGCTGTAGACAGAACTGTTGATTCCTATGCTCTTGGCATAGGCGGCATCCGAGCCGCCGTAATTGTTCC